GTAGACCAATACTATATGATCAATATATCCAAAAGTGGTGAATATATTATTGATTTATCATTTACACACGATGCTGGTGATATAGATATGTATTTAGAAGATAATACGTATACTATCGTTGGTGATTCGTATAACAATGGAGATAGAGAAATTATAGCAAAATATTTATCAACAGATAAAAGTTATAGGTTGACACTAAAAAATGTAAGTACCGCATACAGTTTAACTATGTATGATATGTTAAAGTTGTCTATTAATGAAGTAATAAATGGTCAAATGATAGAAGGAAATGATAATGACTACTATACTATCAATATATTAGAAACTAGAGAATATTTAATTAGTTTATCATTTACACACGATGCTGGTGATATAGATATGTTTTTATATAAGGTACATAATGATGGTTTCGAAGAGAAAGTGAATAGTTCTGATGGATATGGTGATACAGAGTCTATAATTCACAACTTAGATTCAGAAAAACGGTATATCTTGAGGATAAAAAAAAATGGTAATACTGAATATAACTTGGTTTTAAAAAAACATTTGTCAACAGCTTCCCCAACAGTATCATCAACAGCCATCACGAATGACGGCACCAAATTGGAAATTACTTTTTCAGAAAGTATGTCCCTACAAGGATGGAGCGTAACCGATACATTCCACTGGAGCCAGGGGTCATGGAGCGCCAACAACCCTCAAACGCCCCCCACCTGGACATGGAGCAACAACGACCAAACGCTGACGTTGAATTTGTTTGATATAGTTTATGCCGATGATGGTGTACAAGAGTTTTCGCTCCAAGGATTTACAGATAAAGCCGGTAATCCATTGGATGTTAATACAATGAGTGTTGAATCCACGTTGCCACGACCTACAGTATCACCAACCTCAAAGGGAGAGTGGGTAAATAATGTTTTTAAAGCAGTAGATAATATAGATAATAAAACTATTTTAGATGTTTTTATAGAAAAAGGAGAATTATCATCAGATGAAAATTTAAAATCTATTATAATTTGGTGGAAGAAAACTAATGAGAATAACGAATCATTCCGTTCAATAGAAAAGTGGAATTCTGACGAAAATAACTGGATAGTAAATAATGATGGATTGCTTTATGAGTGGGATCGAGATGAAAAGATAAATCAGCTTGAATACCCCACTAATTATAATTATAATACATTTATGGAAAAAAACTTTTATTCTGACAAATATTTAATTAGATCTAATATAAAACTTAATGAAGAGTACTCTGAAATAACTGAAATTAATTTAATAGGTACAATATTAAATATTACAATAAAAGATCCAAAAGATGGTTATCAAATTATATTTTATAAACATACTGGAAGACAAAGTGATGATTATATATCTTCCCGAGGGTATTTTCATTATCTATATAAAAAAATAGAAGTGAATAACAGTACGGAAATATATACAATTGATATACAAGAATTACTAAAAATTAATACTAATTTAAGCGGTTATACTTTCCAAAATTATGAGGGGAGATTATATTTAGATTTAATTAAAGTTCCAACAAAATCTACATATGAAACTCATTTTGCATATGGAAACACATTTTCTTTATTAATTAATAATATTTTAACACCTAAATATACTTTGGAAAATAGCAAACCTCCACCCAGTTTAAATTCAAAAAAAAAAATATTTTTAATAGGGGATAGTATATTAGATAATTCTTATTGGCATGATGTTGAATCAGATACAACCAGTGAAGTATTAAAAAAAAAATTAGAAGAACATGATATAATGGTAAGAGATTACACTACTGAAGAGTTAAAAGCATTAACTCTATCTTCAGTATTAGATAGTGTCAATCCGAAATATGTTTTAGTAGGAAAGGAATACGTAATGCCACGAATAATCAAAAATATACCATATTTTGGATACAGTACAAGGTATAAAGAAAATAAAAATTTTTCAAGTGATTTAAAGAATAATTATAGTAATGATGATGATTTATTACAAGTTCCAGTATATAATTCACAAATTGAAAATTTATCATCTTTTGATAGAAATGATCCAAACTTGTTTACACATATGCAAAAAGAAAATGATGCTTTATTTATCTCTATAGGCGGAAATGATTTTGCTTTAGGCATTTTTAGAGATACTGCTAATGCAACAGAAGATAATATTAAAAAAGTAGTTGATGATGTTGTTATAAATGTAAAAAAAATAATTTTAAAATATAAAGAAATTATAAATAATGTTTATTATATAATACCGTATGGTATTCCACCCGGTATAGAATCTATTTTGGGTATTAACACAGGCGTAAAAATTAATGAATTATATAAAGACTATTTTTTGGTAGAAATGAAAAAAATGCTGGAGGAAAATCATTTTAAATATATTTCTTTAGAATCATTCAAATTATTTCTTGGACCCATTTTTGGTTTCGTTCTGGAAAACGGTCAGACAGAATGGGAAGTTTCAATAACTCAAGACACTCAAATACTTGAACCAACAAAATATGGAGCAAAAAGAATTGCTGATCTAATTTATGATAAATTGAATACTGATGGTTTTTTACATATAAAGAAGCTATAATAGTTGGTATAAATATCAATGATTCTAATATAGAAAAAGGAGCCCGTTTGTTAGTTTCAGGAAGTACACAACCATTTTATTTAGATATTCAGTCAAATATTAGTGGGGGTCAGATTGTATATGGTGATGATACATATCATTATATTAGCGATACTGGATTATATGTTAAAGTTTATGGAACCACAGATGATGAAAGGAATAATAATTTTAAATTCTCAGTGAATGGACAGTTTGAACAATTTTCTAATGGAGTAAAAACAACAGGCACTTATACTCTATATTCAACACAATAAAATTAAATCTAAGTATACAATAAATGAATTATTTATTAATTATATATTTAGTTATTGGAATAATATATCTATTACAATCGCAATCAACTCTTGAAAGGTATGCTAATAATTGCCAAGCTAATTTCCATTGTAATAGTAAATTAATAGCAGAGTCAATTAATCGTATAAGGAAAAAATACCTTAATTTAGAAAATAATTTAAAGCAAATTAAGTTGATTTAAAGATAAATAATTAAATTAAATATACAGAATGGTAAATTTTAGAACATTTAGGATGTCGGATGAATTTTATAGTTATTATCGAACCCAAATAGATTTAGATGAAGTAAATAGTATGGAAGAAATTGTGGAAAGGGTAAGACTACATTTAATACATGATCTAAATAATCTAGGTCTGGAAATTTTAGCAGAAAAGGCTAAAAATAAACATTTTGATACACATGGTTATACTTTTGAAGAAGTATTACTTTCTGAAAGTAATAAAGAATTTTATATTTGTGGCCATCATTGAAAAAAAGATCGCCAATTTTTCTAAATTATAATATTAATAGTATAATATGAATATTATAATGATTACAGTTATATTAATATTATTAGCATGTATTGTGTTAATATATTCCTTTTATTATAGAACATCTGAACATTTTCAAAAATATAGTAAGCAAAATTTAAAAAACAAAAACAACAAAACAAAAAGGGGTGAAAAACAATCTAAATTACAATCTAAATTACAATCTAAATTACAATCTAAATTACCACGAAATTTGGTAATGACTATTTCATACAATAATAATAAATATCAATTAGAATTCGAATTATTTGACGATATTACTCCCAAAACTACAAAAAATTTTAGACAAATAGCTTTAAATGGTATAAATGGTAAGACATATAATGGTAATAAATTTCATAGAGTAATCAAGGGGTTTATGCTACAAGGAGGTGATATAGTTAATGAAAATGGAACTGGGTCAGTATCAATATATGGTGATCAATTTGAGGATGAAAATTTCAAATATCGTCACAAAGTTCCAGGATTACTATCAATGGCAAATTCTGGTCCTAATACCAATGGATCTCAATTTTTCATTACAACGGTTTCTACACCACATCTTGACGGAAAACATGTTGTCTTTGGTAGATTAGTGAAAGGAATGAAATATCTTAAAATATTAGAAAGCGTCCCTACAGATAGTAACGATTCTCCCCATGATCCAGTAACTATTGTATCGATAATTGAAAAATAAAAAATTTAATAATTATTAGAAATATATTTATTAAATATTTATTCAGTATCATTATCCGACCATTCATCTTCATTTGATGACTCATTATCATTGTCCCATTCATCTTCACTTGATGACTCATTATTATCGTCCCATTCTCCATCGGAATCTAGATTACTAAAATTATCACTCGAATGATAATCAGTATCTACATCAGATCCAGATTCTAAAATATCTTCTATTTTAGAATCTTCTAAAATAATTTCTAAAAAATTTTCATCAACATATCTTTCTGGTTGCTTACCCTTATTAGATCTAGAAGATCTTTTACGCCCATTGATTAGATTTGATCCCATATTTTTTAGAAATTCATATTGACTAACAATATACTCATCATCATTAATATTTAATTCACATATTACATTGTTTTTTTCCTCTACACACATATCAATATTTTTTTTATTCTTTTTAGCAGTTTTAGTCTTTTTCACAGTTTTAGTCTTTTTGGCGTTTTTCTGTTTTGTTTTTGTTTTAGTATCACTATCTATATGTAAATGTGGAAATCTTTTTCTTATCATTTTGATAGATTTTAAATATGGTTGAAATTCATTAAATGATATTTTTCCTCTAAAATATGATTGTAGTTTAATAATGTTACCTATATTACCAGGATTGTAATACACTTTTCCATTTCTGAGATACATGATTTATTTATATCATTATAAAATTATATATCAACTTTCAAATTTTTTGATTTTTAAATAATTCTATAATAAAAAAATATAGTCCATTTGCTGGGAAAATTTTACTATATGTTGGTAATAACCCCCTATATAGTCCTTTAATACCATGGTTTTCTAAAATATATTTACAACAATGCACTATACCTCGATACTTGGGATTACCCATTTCTCCACTCAATTGTAATCTTCTCTTAATAGTATCAAATGGGTATGTGCATGATACGGACACTATTCCTGCCCATGATCCAAAAAATAAGGTCTTTAAACTATTTTTTTCAGTATTATAATGTTCATCTAAGTGGTGATAGGTTAGAAAATTAAGTCCTTGAAATGGAATCATCCCAATAGCTGAAATTAATGATCCTCTATATAATGATAAGAAACCTTCTTGTTTAACCGATTTAGAGAAACAATCCACAATACCTCGATATTGTTGCCCATTATTTTGAACAGATATTTTTGTCCTAACAGTTTCTAATGGATAAATAGAAGTATATGATATAATACCAGCAGTTGCTCCAGATAAAAAATATAATAAATTTGTGTTATTAGTATATTTGTGACCTTGTGTTTTTAAGTATTGGAAAATTCCATATTGGATCGCATTTTGTGGGAAAATGCGTATACTATTAACAAGATTTCCATTAAAAAGAGACCATAAACCTTGACTTTGATGAATTACTCTGAATGATTTTAAAATTGAATCGTGGCAATATATTTTAGGGTAATTTTGTCTTAGCATTTTGAGACGCTCGAATGGTGCGGTAACTGTTCTAGAGACAATACCTGCTACACCCCCATAAAAAAAATTTAAATAAATGTCATTCATTAAGTATACATAGAATATATAACTTTATATCATAATTTGTAGCTAAGTATTTATTAATAATTTCTATTTTTATGTTCTTCTACTAAAAATTTTATAGATTGTTTATTAATTTCTATCATATTTTCATAGTATAAATCACTATAATAAGTAAATAAATTTTTAGTAATAGAATTACTCACATTAGTCAAAATTCTTTTTTTAATACTTAAATCGCATCGTCGTGGTTTTTCCCATATTAATTGTAAATTATTAGACTCATCTCTTTCATAATGGTATCTTGGATAAATAGAATAATATTGATATATGTATTTGGAATCACAACATGGTGAATTTGTTAATTTACCACATTCTTTTCTAAAGAATCTTTTAACTTTGTTTGTCCACTTTCTTTTCATAGTATATGTGAGTGTTTGTTGACATAATGGACATTTTTCGCAAAATAGTTTATCTCTAATTTGTGTTAAAGTTTTCTTTTTATAGAAATATACTTCTTTACTAATACTAATAATATTAATCAGATCAAAAAGGTTTAAAAATCTACTGTCTACTATATTATCAATTACCTTAAATTCAAAGTATCCATATTTTCCAATAGTTTCGCTCATTGCCGGGGATATTCTGGAAAGAATGCATTTTTCACGTCTACTGAGAAAAGTTTGAAGATTTAAATAGACTATATGCCACACCCTTTTTTCATAAACTTTTTTTTTCCTTCTTTTTCTAACACTCCTTGATTTAGATTTAGTCATATATACTCAAAAATAAAATTTTTTTTTAAATCAATATAATAATTTGGTTGTATTGATATCAAATTTATGTTTAAAGAATAACACTCTATTGGAAATAAATACGTCTTAATGTGGTATATAATATTATTAATAACTTTTATGTTGATGGTCTTAATTAGTATGATTTCAATTTATGTAGTTTATTTTCTACCTAAAATATTTGAGAAAAAACAAAAAATAAACCTAGATTTAGCAATAGCTAATAGTGTATAATAAATACTATTATAATATATTATTTAACTTAATTAAAACTAATAGATACCACTTTTAAATTATTGGGATCTCTTTTAATCATATTTTTAGTAATAATTACTTCGCCTGAATTCCATCCAGGTAAAGATTTTAAATCATCGATAACTCGATCTGTTCCATAATATTCGTGTTCAATAACGTCTCCCTTTAAATTATGACCCAGTGTTGCGCAAATTACATTTTCAATCAGCATACATCCTCTATTTTCAACTACAAAACTATAAATTTCTTCGCATGGAATTTTATTGGTTTGTCCTAAATCTGCTGGAAATTTCCATGAAAATTGCCCATCTCCAATATATACTACAGGATGATGAGGAGTAATTTTCAAAGTGCCTATATTAACAATATTTTCTATATTCTCTTCACAGATGGTTTTTGTTTTACATAAAACTTGACTGGTTTTACTTGGTCCATAAGTTTTTACCATATCTCCTTTAACTATTTCTTCTACATTTTTGTATGAACCATCTGCCATATGAACCTTATTGCCTCTAGTAAAACAAGGACCAGAAGGAACATTATATGTAGAATAACTTACAGGTGAAGCGGAACGTGTTGAAGCAGAATTTGTCATACCACGATAATGCCCTCCGTCTCTATAATTTGTAGAAGGTTTGGGAGCAGGTAAATTATCAAATATATCGGAAACACTATCTCTAATGGAATCGAATAACTTACTTCTATAATTTGCGACTCCGGGATCTTTCCAATTATTACATGTTTCAGTATTATGACCAGTCATGATTGATAACAACCAGTGTTTTCCCCACCTACTAAAATAATCATGTTGAGAAGCTTCTTGGGTTAAATTAAGAGATTCGACAATTTGACCATTAAGATCATCATATAAATTTTGTAAATAAGGCAGTTGATATAAGGCCGATGTTTTAATTTCAGACATTAATCCCATAATGAGTGATCGTATATTTTCTGTGGACGATTGGAATCTTAATAGCTCTAAACATTGATTAATTGTGTTTACCAATTTAAGTCTTAGTAGTTGTTTATGAAGTGTATCTACTAAGAATGAATCTGATGTCGCATCATACATTACTGTTTGTTCCTTACTAAGTGTGGATGAATTTATCCCATCGGTGTATTCAAATGTCGTAGTTAAATACCTATCATTTGAACTAATTCCAAATTTAGAAGAATCAATATTAACATCTAAGACAAAATGTTTTGTTTGTCCATAATTCATTGGACCAGTTTCCAATACGCCACCCCACGATGTCTTGGAAAAATGTTTGTTATGGCCCATACATGGGTTCACACCCGAAAATTCTATACCATTTTCTAACTCAATTTTGAATGTAGAATTTGTAATAGCAGTGGTCATCATATTAGCAGCTTTATGGACAAATATATTACCAGTAAGAGAACTATCTGGGATAAACCCATATTGTCCTTTTCCTTCATTAGCAACTTTTTCAAGTAGTTTAGAATCTAGACTATATCCAAAACCAGCAGTATCAATTATACAATCAAATTCTGGATTTTGTTCTTTATATAATTGTAGCATTTTAATATATCCCTTAGGTGGCTCACTTGATTTTGTAGGAATCCCGTCCGTCATGATTAATAGATATTTGAGTCGTCCAGGTTCCGAACCTTTTCTCAATGTTTCCAATCCTTTATAAATTCCATCCCAAAAGTTTGTAGTTCCACCAGGTCTTAAATTATCCATAATAGTGTCTAATTTACTTTGATTTTCTTTAGTCATATTAATTAAATTAGATTCAATCTTAGCATTACAATCAAATGATACTACTCCTACTCTATCATTATCATCTAGAGCATGACTAACAGTTTTAGCTGCACCTACTGTGATATTTAAAATATTTAAACCATGGCTTATTGTTTTTCCATCTTCACCTTTAAGTGTAGCTTCAGTTCCCATTGAACCTGAACGATCTATTACAAATACAATATCAATTGGTCTTCTAGAATCAGATTCAGGGACTGTGGCAGTAATAAGCATTTTATTTCCGATAATTACAGATTTAAAATCCATTTGTGCTAAAGAATGGGTAATTTTAGTAAGAATACTTTCAGGTATAGAAAGCGAGTGACCATCCTTTTTTAGTTGGTTTTGCTGGAGTTTATCTCTAATTTGATCAATCGCATTTTTAAGAGAACGATTAGGTCTTATTCTTCTAATATCTAGACTATTTCTAGTGAGAGGTGAAATAGGATTGATAGCATGCCATGCTTTTAAAGCAGCTTCTTCATAACTATGACCTTCTGGACATATAACGGGAAAATTCATCAGTTCTCCTGTAATAGGACAGTAAAAGTCGTCTGGAACAATAATAGTTTCGGTGTTTTTTGAATCATTATTTTTAGATTTAGGGTTTGTAGTAATAGATGCCATAATACAATTCGTTTTTAAAATTAATATATATTTTTAAAATGACATAACAATCAAATTTTAAAACTATATATTTAAAACTTTCTAAAAATTTGAAGTTTAACTATCTTTTTAAATTTTGTATTTCGAATTTAAAATTATCACGATTTTTTTTTAACATTTCTAATTGATCCATAAATTCTTGTGTAGATATTGGTTCTATAATGTAATTATTTATATATTTATCACTATCAATATATTCATTTGGATTAACAGGTAATTCATATTCTTTAGTAAATTTTTCATCATCAATTAAAAACCCATTTTCATAACTATTATATTCTACAGGTTTTACATATTTAATAATATGATAATGCTTATTTTTATTAACATTAAATTGATTATTAAATTCTTTCGAATCAAATTGATCTAAAATTTTTACTGGATGGGTATTATCTAAATCATTTCGTCTTTTTTCTTCCAATTTTTCAAGTTGTTGTTGAAAAACATCATATGACTTTTTATTTTCAATATAATTACTATCAAATTTAGACTCTGGGTGTAAATATTTAAATTGATCATCTATATCACTGGGTGTCATATTCATGGATACAAATAAGTCTATATTATTTTTATCTTGGTCAGATATTTGACTTAAAAATTCTCGATTAAAAGACTTTCTATTAAATTCCTTTGTCGAAACTTGTTCGCACTTTTTAGATGAATTTTCATAATTCAATTTGGTTTTAAGATGATAATGATCAAGTGGATACTGTTGATGATAGTTTTTCCTTAATTTATCATTTCTAAGAATATTATAAGCCGTGATGATTTTCTCATAATCTTCTATTAAATCATCAGATTCAATTTTATCTGGATGATACTTAAGAGATAATTGATAAAATTTTTTCTTTATTACTGATAAAGGGGTATTTGGATCATTTTTAAGTCCTAAAACTAAATATGGATCAAATTCAATAGCGTTCATTTTAATTAATATAATTAATAAATTTTTATTTTACATTTTTAACACATTTATAAATTTATAATAAATAAACTAAAATTGTTTATTATAAATAATTTAATATAAAATTAAGCAGACTCTTCAACTGGAGATGACTCTTCTTGAGATTCTTGGTCAGATCTCTCATATCTTCTACCTCCTCTTTGACCACCTCTTTGACCACCTCGTTGATTATCTCTTTGACCACCTCTTCGTTGTCCGCCTCTTCCTAGTCTAAGTGGAGCATTTCCATTTTCATCTTTGGTAACAAGATATACTCTTTTAGTTTCATTTTGGCATAAAAGGGGTCCTCCTTTAACACCGGTTACGTTTACCGCTACCTTTTTACCTTTATCATCAGTGCTCTCACTGTATGACACATATTCTCCTTCATATAGTGCTTTAAAGACTCCTTCTGGTACATCTACACCTGAAAAATGAACAAAAACTTCATCTTTTGTATCCATATCTGTAAGAAATCCAAATCCCTTTCTGTTATTAAACCATTTTACGCTTCCAATTTTTGATTCACTCATCTTGTATATCCTTTATTAATCAATTATCTTTAAATATTAATAAAGGGTCAGAAGTTTCTTAATAAAATATATTTTATATTTAAATGATAAAAAAATATGTATTGACGATATTATTAATATTTATTTTAATAATAATTCTATTTCATTTAAATGAATTTTTGAAAACAAATAATAAATATCAAATACTACAAGTAGATAAATTATTATATGATTATAGAGATTATTATTTAGATAATTTACCTATTGTATTTACTAATCATATTGATTTTTCGAAGAATCTATCCCATAATTTTAAAAGATTATTATCACCATTGACAATACGGCAAAAAAATATTTCTAATAAAATTTCAAATAGGTATATAACGCATAATAAGGATAAATTATTCATATATACGGATAAAGAATCTACAATAAATTTAATATCACCTAAAGAAATAAACAATTTTCAAAAAGATAATTATAATCCAAATATAAAAATATTAAAAGTTATAAATAAAAGTTATAATTTTATTGAATTAAAATTGAAACCTGGAAATATAGTTTATATCCCTCGGAAATGGATAGTCCATTCTGATAAACCATATAATATTTATTTTTCAGAAACAATTTTTAGTTTTTTATTTACTTTTTATGAAATAATTCCATTTATTAAGAATAAATTATTTTAATGATTTAAAAAAATAGATATATTATAATAGAACATGCCCGGAGGTTTAATTCAATTATCTGCTTATGGTTCAGAAAATCAATATATAAATGGTAATCCTCAAATAACCTTTTTCAAATCAGTATATAAAAGATATACTAATTTTTCATTAGAAAATATAGAAGTTCCGTTATCTGGTCCTGATGAATTAGCGTGGGATATGCCTATAAAATTAAAAACTAAAATACCTAGAAATGCGGATTTAATTTCAAATATGTATTTAAGATTAGATTTACCACCAATTTTTTCCACAGAAGAAATGAACTTTGCTTGGTCAAAAGATTTAGGATTTGTTCTAATTGATTATGTAGATTTATATATTGGTGGTCAAAAAATACAAAGGTTGACAGGAAATTTCGCAAATATACAATTTCAATTAGAACATTCTCAAGAAAAACAACATGCCATTAAAAGATTAATAGGTGGTGATTCCTTCTTATCATATGACGCAGTATATCCAGGGGGGTATCCAGGTTTTAACTCGACAAATGAATATCAAGATTCATCGGGTAAAACTATTAAAAATAAATTTTTTCAAACTGCTCCAGCCATATTCAAAAGGGCTTTGTTTATTCCATTAGATTTTTGGTTTACTAAAGATCCAGGATTATCTTTACCTTTAATTGCATTACAATACCACGATATTGAAATAGAAATACAACTTAGATCAGTAAGAGAATTATATACCGTTTTGGAAGTAGATAAAACTTATTATTATTATGGGAGTAATAAACATTATAACAGTGGTTCAGGTATGGAAAGTATTGTTCATAGAAGAAATGGTAACCCAAATGGATGGAATGGTATAATGCCAATAAAAGATGTAGATATTAGATCATTTACTACATATAGACGTGTTAAACCCGATGTTATGAAAAAATCTCATCATATTAGTAATTTCGTGAGAGGTTCTTATGATAGTAAAACTTGGAGTTTAAATCCGGTGTTAGATATTAAATATGTATTTTTAGATGAATGTGAGAGAAAAAAATTTGCCCAAACTTCCCATCAATATTTAATTCAACAAGTTAATAAAATATCCTTTGATGGAAACGTAGGTAATACAAATCATTTATTAGAATTATATCATCCAGTAAAAGAAATAATTTTTGAAACACATCGAGATGATAATATTGAAAGAAATGAATGGAGTAATACATCAAATTACCAATATAATACAGGATATGATATATACGAATATCAGACTAGTTACTGGTTTGATGCTATTGAAAATGAAAATAAAAGTATAGGTAGATTTAATCCCCTATCAGATGAAAATACTCCTACGATAGATGATCGTTTTCAAGAATTTATTTTTAGATATGGACCTCATGGTGAATCATGTGATCCATCGTGTCCATTAGGATTTAATATAAATTCAGAATTATTAACTTTAGAACAAATTATGCATTTTAAAGATATTTGGAAATTTGAAAAAGCCGCATATATTCCTAAAATAGATTCTTTAAATTATGAACAATATCATACCCATTGTATTAATGGTGGATTTATAAAATTCAATGGAAACTATAGACAACAAGAGCGTGTAGTAGAATATTGGGATAGTGTTCAAGCATATCAATATCATACTTCAATTCCAAACGAAGGTATATATTCTTATTCATTTTCTCTTTTTCCTGAGAAATTTCAACCTTCAGGAGCTTGTAATATGTCTAGACTTAAAAATGTTGAATTTAATATTGAATATAAAATTCCACCCCTTAATAATTCCGAAATAAGATATGGAAATAGAAAATATAAATGGATGTATAATACAGATTTTTTTGTAGTTAATTATAATATATTAAATTTAACCGGTGGTATGGGTGGTCTTGTATTTGGAAATTAAAAAAAATAATTGTTTCGTAAAATTAAATTATGTGGTTAATTGTAAGATATTGTTAAATATTAAATGATTGATTTTATTATTATAGGTTGTCAAAAATGTGGAACTACTGTTTTGAAACACAATTTAAAAAAAATGAATGGATTATTTATTCCTGATAAAGAAATCCATTTTTTTAATTCTAATTATAAAAAAGGAATAGATTGGTATGAATCTCATTTTAATAATAATAAAAATTATATAAATGGGGAAAAAACTCCAAATTATATTACTGATAAAATATATATTGAAAGGATTTATAAGCATTATCCTAATATAAAATTAATTATTCTATTTAGAAATCCTATATTAAGAGCATTATCACATTGGAATCATTTTAATCAAATATATGGTTCTCAATCTAAAAAATGGGGATGGTCATTAGATAATTCATTAATGAAATCACTTCAAAATAATCCATCAATTCTTACTAATGGTAATTATTTTGAACAATTACAAAATGTATATAAATATTTCAGTAAAGATCAAATCCATATTATTATTAATGAAGATTTGAGGAATAATATGGATAAGGTATTTACCAATTTATGTATTTTTTTGGGTATAAAAAATAATTTATCTAATTTAACAAATTCACATGAGCGAAAATATCAACATGATATTTATATTAAAGAAATTAAATATTTAATACATTACTATCACGAAAGAATTGAAAATTTTTACAAATTAATAGGATATAGGATAGATGATTGGGATAAATTCATATTTACATTTAATACAAATAACGAACATATTGATCAACTAATTAGTAATCAACAGTTAAATAATCAACAATTAAATAATCAACAGTTAAAAATGCGTTCGGTTAATTATAAAAAGTTAAGTAATATCACTTGTATTATAACATGTGTAAATTATTCTGATTTTTTGAAAATTACCCTTCCTAAAAATAAAGAAATTATTAATGATATTTTAGTATTGACTTCTCATACAGATTTTAAAACTATAAACTTTTGTAAAAACCAAAATGTTAATTACATAGCTACTGATATATTTTATCAAAAAACTCCTAAAACAATATGGAAGAAATTAATAGATATAATATGTTGTTATAGATGTGTATGTAAAAGTCCTATTAAATTTAAATGTCTCAAAAATAGTAGAAAAACTTTTCAAAAATCAAAAGCTATAAATAAAGGAATTAAATCTTCAAATAGCAACAATTGGATATTACTTTTAGACGCAGATATAATTATTCCAAATAAATTTAATAAAGTAGATATACACAACTTAGATAAAGACACTTTATACGGTGTTCCTAGAATAGTTTATAAAACACAAAATGATTGGATAAATAAAAACAATGCTTATTTTGATTTTTGGAAATTCATGGGTTTTTTTCAATTATTTAATATAACTAGTAAAAACTTTCATAACAAATATTATGGATATAATGAAGAATATAATTATGCGAATGAAGGAGACTACTATTTTTCAAAGAAATGGTCTAAAAAAGAATTGCTAGATTTTTATGTAATACATTTAGGAGAAACTGGTGAAAATTGGCAAGGTAGAGTTACCGATTTTTGGGAATAATAAAGCTATATAAATATAATATTATATATTAATATAATATTGTATATTAATATAATATTGTATATTAATATGAGATATAATAGAATTTTGACTTGTGGAACTTTTGATTTATTTCATATAGGTCATATTAATATACTTAGAAGAGCAAAAAATTTAGGTGATTATTTAATAGTGGGTATTTCGTCAGATAAATGTAATGCCGAAAAGGCAAAAAAATCTATCATATCCCAAGAAAATAGACTTGAAATTATAAAATCTTGTAAATACGTCGACGAAGTATTTTTTGAAGAAAGTTTGAATGAAAAGGAATATTATGTTAAAAAATATAATATCGATCTATTTGTTATAGGGGACGATTGGGAAAATCAATTTGATTTTTTATCATGTGACGTTATATATTTATCACGAACAACAGGTATAAGTTCTACCTTAATAAAAGAAAATAACTTATCAAATTTATGGTTTTTGAAATATTATAAGTTAACACATATAACATTTGATAATATATTAACTAAAATTTTTAATTATATGGATTTTGTAACTAATCCTAACCTTATTACATATAGTTCACTTAGTCTATTTATACCTATATATTTTATAAATAGTTACAGCATAAAAGCATTATTACTTATATTTCATGATATTTTAGATAGATCTGATGGTGTAATGGCAAGAATTATGAAAAAACAAAATTACAAAAGAAATGAAAAATTTGGATCATTTTTAGATGCGATATGTGATAAAATTTTTGTATTTCTAATGTGTTATTTCATAATAAAAAATAGTATTATTTTGAAAATAAAAGTATTTATTCATATCTTATCATTAATAAAAAGATGCGAATTATATTTATTTTCAGATGTAAAAAAAAATAAATCTACCATAAGTGGTAAAATGGGAACATTTTTAGAAAATCTAGCTTTTTTCTTTTATTTTTATTTTAATCCCCTATATTATTATTTTATGTTTTTTTCAATTATACTATCATTACAGAGTTTATATGAAAAATTTTAAATAAAATTTTGATAATAATATTAAAAATTCAAAGTGGTATGATGGAAGCAATGTACAGTAATTAAAGTAATTAAATTTGAATATTTATTTTTGATATTATTTATACAATAACTACAGTAATAAATGATTCAATCTAATTGTAAATTAGGAATTTATAGCAGAAACAAAAATGAATATAAATGGCAAACATTTGCTACTTCATTAAAAAAAAAATATGTTGGTAGATTTAAAGAAAGTTTACCTATAAATTTAGACTTATTATATCAAGAATTACGGGGGAAAAAATTTTATTTAACTCCTGAAATTATAAATCATACTGATATAGATGTTGGTAAATATTCAGGTAATAGAAATAAAACTTATATAGATGTTGGTAAAAACACAAGCTGGTTATCTAAATGTTTAAAGTATAAAGAGAAAATAGAGGATTATAGAATATTACTGGGGATATTATATAGGGATGACCAAACTATATGGGGTAAATGGGCATTATATAATATCCATACTAAAAAAATTACATTAAGATCAACTGTAAATGAATATTATGGAGTTCCTAAAAATAGATTATTACCTACTAAACAATCAGGATGGTATATACATCAAACCGAATTATGTGCTTGTCATTTATTTTGGAAAAAACTTTATGATAATTTGACACTTTTAAAAGACGTTTCAAGTTTATTTTAATAAAATTTGACAAAACTTTATTAAAATATATTTTTTTTTATTAAAACATATAAGTATGGGTAACTATCTATCAAATACTAACAACGATACCGAAGTCTCTAATAATAATTTAAATACATATACACCATATAAATTAAACAATACTTCTGTTGATCCACTATATTTGACAAAATTAAGATATTGGGAAAGAGATATACAGTGGAAAAATTGGAATATCAATAATGATGCGTCTAACATTCCTCAATATATGAAAAATTTAAGATCATGGGAATCTAAAATTCAAAAAGATAATTATCAAAGATGGAATTCCGCTTCAAATATACCTCTAAGTTACAGATTAATTTAAGCAACCATGTCTGCTTTTATACTTGGGTGAGATTGATATCCCATAAGAGTGAAATCATCAATAGTATAATCTTCAAAATTTGTTTTTTCTTTTAATGATAATTGTGGGAAACAAAACGTTTCTCTACTAAGTTGCTTATTAATTTGCTCAATATGATTACTATAAATATGTCCATCCCCTATAACTATTATAATTTTCCCCGGCTTTTTTCCTGACATTTTAGCCATAATATTAGTTAATAAAGCAGTAGACGCAATATTGAAAGGAACTCCTAAAAATAAATCACCTGAACGTTGATACATTTGACAAGATAAATTATTATTACTATCAACATAAAATTGATAACTTACATGGCAAGGTGGTAAGGCCATTTCAGCCATTTGTTCTGGATTCCATCCAGACATAAATATTCTCCTTGAATCTGGGTTATATTTGATAAGATCTAAACAATTTTGTAATTGATCTATTCCTTGGTTTTGGTAATTATGTTCTGGACCCAAGTATTTAGCATTAAAATGTCTCCACTGGAAACCATAAATCGGACCACACCATCCAGGTTGATATTCCTTTAAATCTATACTATCTAAGTATTCCCTTGATGAGTTACCTTTCCAGATATTAACACCATTATTTTCTAAATTAATAGAATTGGTATCCGCTTTCAGAAACCATAAAAGCTCCTCAACTACACCTTTCCAAAACATTTTTTTAGTAGTAATAAGTGGAAAATAATTGGAAATGTCAAATTCCATTCTGAGGCCAAATTTAGATATTGTTTTGGAATTTCGAGTATCTCTCACTTCACCATGATTAAGAACATCACGTAAGACATCTAGATAGGGTCCTTCATCGCTGTAATCACATTTTTTCCATGGTCTAATATTCCTGTAAGTTTTGTATTGATATTTTATTTCTGGTATGTGAGAACCATCTACATAACATTTAACATTTTTTTCACTAATAGTTTTTGAAGAATTGAGTGGGATAAATGTAGTTTTATCAAACTTCGGAAAATATACGGTTCCTATGTTAGGTGTATGTTGTGTTTTTTCAATTTCAGCTAAAATGATGTTATAGGTTATACGATTTTTTATAAAGTAATCATATATACTTTCTCCACCTATTACAAATAAATCCTCGACATTTTTTTTAGTATGTAAATATTTTAAACTTTGTGTAATACATGGAAACACTATAGCATTTTTATCTCTATTATATTTAATTTCTTTATTTATCATAGAGTATTTTTTTTTTGAAATAATTATATTAAGTCTCTGATCAAGTGGTCTAAATTTTTTAGGTATGGATAAATATGTATTACTACCCATTATAACTGCGTTTTTTTTTGTTGGGTTAGGATTAATAGTCATATCCTGAAACCAATTCATATCTTTTTTGAGATTATAAAGGAGTCCATTATTAATACCTATTGCTCTATTCCAATTTATACAAGCTAATGTAGATATTCTCATTTAATTATTGTATTAATAATATATTATTCTGAAATTTTTATATCATTATTATAATAATGGGTTTACTTAGAGCAATAATAACTTTAGTTATTTCTATAACTATTTTAAATTTAATTTTAAGATATAAAGAATCTTTGGAAAAATATCCTATTTTAAGACACTTTGTTCCCTTACTTGAAGAAAAAAAATGTTATATACTTATAGGAATTATGTTAATATTAATGATTATATGGTGATAATAAATGATTATATGGTGATAATAAATGATTATATGGTGATAATAAATGATTATGTATTAGTATTTATATAAATTACTAAATTATTTAACTTATTAGAATTTATATAAATAATATTTATTACTATTTATTTAGTAGTATTTATAGTGTTTATTGTTAATAATCCGTTAACTTTTTTAATTCGGATATTAATTTTCTCAATAAGTACATCTATTCGTGAACAAACGGATATATCATCTTTATAGGTTAGTTTTAAATTTTCCAAACCTTTAATAGAGTTCTTTAATTCTATTGAAAATGTTTGAAGTTGTTGTGAATTTTCACTTTTAAAGTAGTCTTTAGGAAGACTATGTTTATAATAGTAGTTATTTTCTATATCATTACCATTACTATGACCAACTTCTGACGAATATACACTATCTATTAAATTAAACGTTTCATTGATAATTCCTTCTAAATTTTTAATTGATTCGTCTCTTGAATCTGAATACCACCATCTTACTGCACCTTGACCAATATATGGAGAATCAATAATCAAAATTCCATGTTCATTTTTACTTAATTTATCATTAGGTTTAATATTTGCTAAAATTTTTAAATTAGTTAATACATTTTGAGAACATTCACTTTTAGATAAAATAGTTTCTTCTTTATTAACAATAGGGGTTTTTTTTTCAGACATGCCTATATGATATATTTATATTTTAGTTTTTAAATACATTATATTAAATAAATAATTTAAATAAATAATATGAATTAAATAAATAATATGAATTAAGTATCCATAATTATAAAATATATATTTAAAAATTTAATTATTTAACTTAATCTCGAAATAAATTGATTTAAAAAAAATTTGATTTAAGCAGGTTGTAAAAAATTACTTAAACATATAACAATAAACAAATACATAAAATGAGTCAAGCAGCAAACCAACAACAACAACAAGAAGCAACAACTACATCTCAAAGTGAAGTTGAAACCCTTTTCCAATCCATTCTAGATGATTCTCAAAGTCTCCAAACAAGTTACAAGAGTTGGTGTCAAACAGTAAAGAAACTTCAAAAGGAAATGGAAAAAGAAGCTAAAAAGCTTGCTAAACAAAAACCAAAGAGAAAGGTTAAACAAAAGCCCCAAAAAGTAACAAAAGCAATGAGAGCATTTATGGTTAAGAATGGAGGAGAAGATTCTGATTCATATACTCGCCAAGTAATGATGAAGGCCGTATCGGTATATATCAAGGAAAAGAAACTTCAAAACGAGGCAAATAAAAAGCAATGGGCAAAAGACGCAACTTTGACTAAATTATTTGGTCTTAAAGAAGAATGGTATACATTTATGCAAATTAATGGAATTCTTTCTAGAATTGTTGTTAAATCTGCTTAAATAGATTTATAAAATATTTATAATAATATATTTTTTTATTATAAATAATTAAAACACAAATTTTTTTTTAATATTTTATTGGAAATATGATAATTATACATATGATAAAAAATAGGAAAAGATTTATTCATTTGATATTTATTAATAATATAATTGTTTTTAGAAATATCTAAACAACTAATTATTTTAATTTTTTTGTCATTACATTCTTTGATTAGAAAATCAAATAAACCGGAATTTTTCATTAAAAACATATTTTCAATATCTACAGTTTTAGTAAAGTCACTATTTGATCTAAATACTATGTTTATATATATAAGGTATCCGCAAATCTCTTTTTTGTTATTTCTCTCTATAATAATTTTTTTAGATGAATTTGAATATAATTCAATAAATTCCTTTTCATTAAAATATTGATAACACTCGTGAGTTTTTGATTCAGTTATAATAAATTGATATAATTCAGTTAAGTTATTTTTATCACAATACGAAATACTATTTCCTACATTAATATTTTCAATTTTAGAATGTATTGATCCTAGTTCTAAATAATAATAATTAGAACTGGTTATATAATTAAAAGGTAGCTGATATTTATCTTTTTTAAAAATAAAACATTTACTTTTATCATGATGGTCGTTTATTAATTTCGATATAAGAATTGCTGCTAAATTTCTATTTCTAAATTCATTATGAATACAAAGGTAATCAACATAATATAAATTTATTAAATCATTTTTAATAGATAAAGTAACTGGTTTTGAATGAATAAACCCAATCAAACTATTTTTATAAAATAATCCTACATTATAGCCTTTTTTATTATATCCCAATGTATTGATTAAAAAATTTTCAGTATATTGATATGATTTAGAAAAATGAGTATTGATAAAATTTACAATTTGTTTAGATGAATTTCGTGGATTTAAATAGGTTAATTTATAATCTTTATTCATTTTAATTTTAAAAAATGGTGTAGAACTAATGATTCCAGTTTTTAAAGTAATATTATTTCTAGATACAGGTTGGTTATCCCAAAATTTATGTATTGTTTTTTTTTTTTGAATATAAAAATAATAGTATAGGAATATTATCAATAATATTACAATATAAAAAGTTATCATATTTGATTTAAATCTAATATTTATTTATCTTAATTTTTACGTATTTATATCAAAGCTCTCTAAATTATATTTTTTTTTCTTTTTTATAATTTTATTTATCCCTATTAACGTTTTTTTTGAATTTTTATTTGGATATTTTTCTAATAACTTTTTTTTATTCCTAATAGATTTTATTAAAGAAATACTGTTTTTAGTATTATTAATATTATTAGATTTATTATTAATTTTATTAGATTTATTATTAATTTTATTAGATTTATTAACAATTTTAGGTTTAATATTCTTATTAATTTTTAACATATGTTGTTCCATACTATAATTTTTTTTATAAATTTTTTTAGAAAAAATGCTTTTATTAGAAACATTCTTATGTTCTATATTTCTTGGAATAATTTTACTAATATGCGAATCTGTATTTTTAAGAAAATCAGCATATAAAAAATTAATATTTACCAAATAGGTATTTAAAGTATTTAACTTTGAAGATGGTAATGAATAATCTAATTTGATCTTAGGGAATGGATCTATAAGAATCATAAAAGCTAATACAATTAGATTTAATTTATTTTTTTTTTTACTAAAAGTAAATTCCATACAGTATAAATTATATAATTCTTTAATACATTGGTGATTAGGAAATGTAAATATTATTTCCCAAATTATCCAAGTAAAATCGTAACAATATTTTTTATTAATATTTAGTTGTTCTCTATAATTACATTTTAATTTTTTTTTAAAAAAATTATGATCGTATGTAAATAACCAGCTTGTCCAAAAAATACAATTTTCTAGAGATTTAGATAACCCTTTATTTTTAAGATTCAAAAGAATTTCTGATAGTGGAATAATAACATTTTTTGGATCTTTTTTAGTAATAATTTTATTAATATCATTTAAATTTTTACTAATTAATCTTGATTTATTATTTTTCATGACAAAATCTTCTTGTTTAATTTTTGGCAAAACGGGTAAATTATATTTAGGTGATAAAGTAAGATATCCTACTATATTATGTATATGGTTTCTATAAAATTGATCATTTCTTAAAAATAACAAATCTTTAAAATTTTCTTTTTTTATTAATAAATTTTTATAGTCTCGTATAAATATGTTTAGAATAGATAAATTAGATTTATTTATATTTTTTATGTAAATATTAAATAGAGTATTATATAATTGATATAAATACCCAGAACAATGAAGTTCAGTAGCCCAAAATCCAGCCTTTTCTAAATTACCTGATATAATATTTTTCTTTAATTCTGTAAATATTTTAGATTTTTGATATCCATTATATGTTTTTTTGGAGAAATCTTTTATTACTCTACTATCGTCAATAAAAAATTGTTTAGGAATATTGTTAAACATTATTATATAAATAGTAGGTTAAAAATTCAAATATATAACTATCATTAAATAATTAAATTTTTATATTTCATCAGATGTTTTATTATTTTCAGTATCGCTTTGTTTATAGTATTTACTATATACATAAAACCCTACACTTGCTGATAATCCAAGGGCAACCAATGATCCAGCCAATTTTGTTACACTCACATTATTAAAATAACTATTATTAACTACTACAGATTTTTCCGAATGATCACTCATTATAATAATTAAACACATTATATTTTTAAAAAATAAACTTATAGTATTAAATATTTAATTTGTCCAAAATAAACTTTTGATGTTTGATCCTATTTTTTTACCAAAAACTGTAGTGGCATTTAATGCGGTTACTCCAGCCTCATATAATGTTTCCGAACTATTAGTTGTTGATGATTTGTATTTTTTATGAAAATAATCTATAATATTTCCAGAGTAAGTATTTGAATTTTTATTTATTTTATATGTAAATTGTATTCCTGCTTCATCATAATTTTCGCCTGGGACAAATCGTTGATTAATATATTTATCTAAGTATTCTCTTGTAAAATTCTCCTCCATAATTTTTGGTCTTAAATTAATTAATAATAATAATTGTGTATAAAATATGGAAGTATGTCTTCTTAGACAATTATACGCATCAATACAATATTTTTTAAAATCTTGATAATATTTACTTTTAGGTCCTCCCATCGCATCAATCATTTCAGGAGTCAATCTAAATTCTGGGGCAATAATTTTAGGATCTTTTCCTAGGACATAACCAAAATCTATATTAAAAATATGAGCATTTTCTGTTATCATAATGTTTTCAAGGTGTCTATCTCCTATTCCAAGTAAATATGTAATAACACAATAAGCAGCACAACTACGTGTAAAATTTTCTCTTAATTCCATTGTAGTTAATTGTGGATTTTTTTCCATTATAAAATTTTGTATACTAAAAAGTTGCTCTTCCTTGAGATTATATAGTGTATGGGCGTTTTGAACAAATTCAATATACCCATAATCATTTGATATTGGTAATATATTGTATTTAGTAATATTTAAATCTAAACCAGCATCTTTTTTAAGGAATATATCCATTAGATTAATTAAATTCATAATTATATATTCCTTTCGTATATCTTCATTTTTGATCATAATACTATATTCCTTTTCTTGTAAATTTTCATCTTGATATACACAAGGAAAAATAATAGGTTTTGTTTTTGAATCAAAAATTTTAATTTTTTTAGTATTAAATTTTATAAATTTCCTATCAAAATTTATAGGTAATCTGAAATCATTGTTCGCAAAATAATCATTTTCATGTAAGTGTTTAAGTAGATCAGATTTAATATTATTTGATGCTTGAACTATTTCGGTAATATTACGTGTAAAATCATACCCATTTAAAAATAAATTTTTTGTATTTGTATCTAATATTCCTACTAAATTTTTTCTTATATTTGAATAAAATTTCTGATATTCAACATCTTTTGATGAAAAAGTTAACTCCCAAAAAAGTAAATTAGAAAGAATTTTATTAACCGAACATCTTTTAATAATAAAATCGATAAAGATCTTTGATATTTCTGGAAAATCTTTAAGTTTTCTTAATTTATATACTAAAAAGGTAATATAGCATTTTAATTCATTATTTTCTAATCCATATAAAATATCTATAAAATATTGATATAATTCTATACAAGGATATGTTTTATCTAAGCATATAATTATATCTTCTGGTTCTAGTACATTTTTACAATTTCGAGTACATATAAGTTTCCAACAAGAACATTTAGTTTTATTAGAAGTAATGATATTTAACATATTTTTTTTTTTATTTTCTGATATGTTTTTCCAATCAATACTTATAATTAACTTAGTAATATATTTAGAATGTCCAGTTAAATAATTACGATTTATATTAAGAAAATTTATTTCTTTTCTATTAAAACTATGTGATGGTAACTTATATTGAATTTCTCTAAAAAATGAAAAGTAATAATATGCTATTTTATACCAAGATTTACAAACACATGCTATTTGATGATAGTCTCGTATATTTAATGGCAATTTTTCAAAAATTGAGTTAATTTTATGTAGATCTTTAATTTCAGTAATTTTGATAAAACATTTTAAGCAGACACGTTCTTTATTAGAATTCAAATTAAAATAGTCTATATACATGCCAATATTAAGCACATTTTGATTTTTAGGAACAGTTTTTATATAATTAGGTATTTCTACCCAAAAATCCGAACATTGTTTACAGAATATTTTACCACAATTGCGACAATGATGTTTTCTATTTAAAAAACTAAAAATCTCTTGGCAATTATAACAACTAATGACACTTTTATCATCAACCCAATGATATATAGTTCTTTCGCTTAATTCTAATATAGATTTTATGGGTTTAATAACACTTTTATGTTTTTTATCTATAATCATTGAAATAGATATATCAGATGATTTTTCATCATTCATATTACTATGTAAATTTATTTTTTTATGTATATTTAAATGAATATATTTTCTGAAAATATAGTAATGATAGATTTACCATATTTCGAAGATATATTGTATTCATATATAAAGTATATTTTTAATACACTTTTTCCACCTATGAAAATGTCTTATAAAAAAATAATAGTATATCTTAGTTCATTATTGCATTTAATAGGAACAATAATGATATGTTTTGGAATTTTTTTTCCAAAAAAATATTTAATTATTTATCTAATATATTTAATTTTTATTGCAGTTTCATATCCCATTTTTAAAGGACACTGTTTTATGACACTATTAACTAATAAATATAGTGGTTTAACAAAATATCCACTTCATATAAGATTATCAAGTGCCAAAAAAGCCCTTATTATTAATATTTTAATTACTGTTATTGGAATTTTATATCCCAAATATTCTCTTTATTCTATATTTTCAAAAATTTTTTCAGATTAAGGGTTATTCAGGAACACTATTATTTAAATTTTTCAGATAATTAAATTGGTAACTATTAACTAATATCTCTGTAATATCCTTACCTATACCAAAATTATATAATTGATCACCGATATTTGACCATGTATGACCATAACTTGACACATTTAATTTAAGTTCCAAATTAATTGATTCATTTCTTTTTAATAATAAAAAATTATTTCCATCTGTTAATTTTACACTCATAATATTTATACTTGACTATTTACTTTTAAATAAAATTAATTAATATAAGAATATCTATATTAATTAATATAAGATTATCTATATTAATTAACATCTTTTCTCTCTAATTTTTTCTTTTTTGCTATTATATTCCAATCAAATATATAATCGTATTTGTAATTGTTTTTAGACATAATATTATGAAATAATTGAATAAGATAATTATAATTTGGTGCTTGCTTATATCTTAGCAATCTTACATATTTCATATAATATAATAATTCATTTGGTATATTTGAACATAGTTCATTCAATGAAGTATTTCTTTTGACTGAAAAAATATTTTTTAATCTTTTACTTTTAGTAGATCCTTTTAAACCTTGCCAAGGAAGTTTTTTTTTTAAAAAATAAATAAGCATATATCCTAAAGATTCTAGATCATCTCTCCTACTTTGGGATATACCTTTATGATTTCTTATACTTGAATATCTGAAAGAACCTGTAAAACTACTATTTTTTACATAATCCAAATGTTCATTATTATTGTCAATAAATTTTTTAGATAATCCAAAATCAATAAAATATATAATACCCTTTTTCTTTTTTGTTCCTATTAAAAAATTATCAGGCTTGATATCTCTATGTATAAAACCCTTATCATGTATAATTTTAATATTTGATAGTAACTGAATAGCAATCATACAAACCGTTTTTAGACAAAAATTTTTATCACAAAAATTAAATAAGTCTTCGAGAGTTGGTCCTAAATAATCCATTATTAATATGTTTTTATTATTAATACTACCATACCAATATGTTTTAGGTATACCAGAATTTTCAGACAAGTCTTTATAAATGTTATATTCAAATTCAAGTCTTGAGTTTTTTTTCTTTTTTTCTATTTTAATAGCAACTATACTATTATTTTTAGGATTTATTGCTTTCCATACTTCACCAAATGACCCACTGCCAATTTTTTTATCAATATAATAGTTTTCTTTAATAAATTCAGGAATATCCATTACTATAATATATTAGTAATTAAAAAAATATCTTAACGCAGAATATTATTTTTTGTTTAAGTAATTTATTTAATTTTTTATTAATAAAATAAATTACTTGCTTAAGTAATCTATTTAGTTTTCATTATCTTCTATAAAATCATATGATTTAGTAAAATATTTTTTTTTCTTGGGTTTATGCTTATTAGTTTCCTCCGTATCACTGTCATTTATTTCTAAAAAATCATAACATGTTGGTGTTTTCTTTTTTTTTACTTTACTATCGGGTATTAAACTATCGTATCCATTTTTTTTATATAAAAGTAATTCATCCCAAAAATTTTCAATAATTGGGATATTATTTTTCCACCAATATTTATTTCTATAAATTGGTATACAAGAATATTTATTAATTTTCCAAGGTATAACTCTACTGAATGTTTTAAGATTGTCATTTAATAATTTCTGTTTTGTTTTATGAACCCAATTTTTGTGTTCTTCCAGGGACAACCCTAAATCAGCATAAAAATATCCATGTATACTCCATGGATTAGTTTCTCCAACATTTTTATATTCTAAGATAAGACCCTTCTCTAAATTTTCACTTGTTTTTGTAAAATTTCCATTAAAATTATCTTCAACAAATTCATTCCAAGAATATTCAACAATTTTACATTCTAAAAAATCACATCTATTTAAATCACAAACTTCTAATTGTTGTTGCATTTGAAACCAATAATATATAGGAGGTAATCCTAATATTTCACGTTGAAATGGAGCTTTAATTTCTACCATTACGCCTTCTTTAGTAATACCATCAGGAGAAGCTCTAATAAATGAGTATTTAGGATGTGGTATTGATCCATACTCTTTCAATATAGTATTATTTCTTTTAGCATAAAGTTTTTGAATTACTTCTTCAAATTTAACACCATGTAAACAATGAATGCTTATATTTTTATTAGCATTTGGATCAATATAACCACATTTTTTAAGAATAAATTTTTTTTTGCTACAGAAAGGGTTTTTATTAAATACTGTAGCTAATTCACTTGCTCCAATACTATTCATTCTACTTTCAAACCATTCTGCGCTTCTTTGTTCAGGTAATACTAATTTATTTATAAAGTCTAATTGGTTTAATATATTATTTTGTTGACTAGTGTCTAATTTGAAGCTATATTTATTATTCAAATATTCTATATTTTCAAATATGAGTTGTTCGATAATTTCAGCATAAAAATATTTTGATTTTTTTTTATCGTAAATTTGTTTTAAGATAAAACAAGTATAAGATACTAACTGGTCTAATAATATAGGTGAATTTTGTGTATTCATATAATCATTACAAATTTCTTTTATTTCTCTATTTAGATTTATAATAAATATATCATTTAGCATTTATTATTTAAATTATATAATATTATCAAATTAATAATAATATTATCAAATTTAATGTTATTATTTAAAAAATATTATATATCTATATTTAAATTTAAATGTCTAAAAACAAAGACATAATTATTTCTAATACAACACCCGCTGTAATTTTAAAAAAAGATAAAATAGAATATAATGATAATTACTGTAATGAATGTGAACATAAAAACATGAATATAGAATTATGCGATACAGATCAAGATATTAAGAAACCCGAAACTAATTGTAATAAATTTTGTAATAAATTAAATAATGTGTATAAATGCGTTAAAAATAAATTTTTATCTAATAATGTAGGAAACAGTCCTATAAAATTAAAGGAAAATAAAAATATTGAAGTTGTTGTTTTATAAATAAATTTGATATAAAGCTTACATTTCTAATATATTTAGGATGAATTCTAATTTCGACAAAGATATTGAAGATATTAAAAACAAGATTAATAAATTAAATTTAAGTATAAACGATAAAAAAGATTTGGAAAAAATAATCGATAATACCAATATTAAAAATATAAAAGGTAACGTATATGCTTTATCACAATTTCAATATAAAGTATCATCATTAAATTATAGAAGAAATTTAAGAAAAAATATCGGGAAAAAAGAAGAAGATATAAATAATTTAGATAATATGAAACAACTTTCTAAATTTATTTCAGAAACAGATTATAATAAAAAATGGAACAAATTAGATAATTACCAGAAGAAAAAAAAAATAATACAGTATGTATCTAATCTAGTTGCAAGTGGAAAAATTAATAGTTCGTTAAAAGAAACCTTAAATAATGAATTATTAAAAAAACTTAAAAATAATAAACTTAAATCATCAAAAACTGTTAATTATGATATGGATAATTTTAAAATAGAATCTATAAATATATTAAAAATATTACCAGATAAAAAATATGAATTTAATTAATTATTAACATTATATGATTTTTATTTAAAAATTTTATAATATAGTTATTAAATGGGTAATTCAGAAAGTATACTTAATAATAATAATAGTCATGAAAAAAGTTTTTATAATACTAAATATAATTGGGTCCCTTCATATCCATTAATAGAATTTGAACAGATTACTTTAGATAATTTAAACAAACTTATTAGCAAATACGAGGATAACTTATCAAATTATATCGATTTAAGAGTAAATTGTCCACCAGTATTAGATGTAGGGTTAATACCTATTCATCCAATAGCAACAGTATGTTCAATGTTGAATTATCTACTTAAAAAAAATAAATTACCAATTTTCCCTCCCTCTAGATTATTTATTTATCATAATTGTGCGTATTTTCCGGAGATAAAATCAATACTTTCATATGATGTAATATTTAGATCTATAATTAAATATGGGTTTTGTTCAGAAATAGATTTCGAATATACCTTGGATAATTTAAACAATTCACCAAGTAATATTAACTATAAAGTAGCAGAAGCTTTTAAATTTTTAGAAATATATAGAATTGATAATAATATTAACCTATTAAAAATAATGTTACAAAATGATATGCCTTTAATTATAGGAATAGCTCTTTATTATGATCTTAAAAAAATAGTTGATAAGTTATGGCTGCCTGATTTTAAAATTGATAAAAGAGTAGGTGGTATAACCGGACTTATTGTTGGGTATGTGGAGGATAGAGAAGTATTTATATTACAGTTATCGTATGGTAAAAATTTCGGTTTATCGGGATATGTATCAATACCGTATGAATATGTTTTAAATAAGTTATTAGTACCTGAAATATATTATATTGATTTAAAAAAAAATAGAATTGAAGGATTTATTACCCAAAGAAGGGAAGTAGTATCATTACAGGCAGATATTCGACAAAAACCTAATGAAAAATATGCGAATGTACAAACGTTATTTTCATAAAATTAACATTAGTATTTAAATAAAATTTGATAAAAAGTATTTAAATATTAATTTTTATTTAAAAATATTATATTTCTATATGAATGATACCGACGTTTGGGATATTTTTAAATCATTAACAGATATTGATGAAAAAAATATAAATAATATAAAATGTGAAGATAATATAAACTGTGTCAACAATACAAATAGTGACGACAATACAAATAGTGACGATAATTTTAATAAAGATTTTTGTGAATTCTGTAAAACAAATACTTTAGCATATGATGATGGTAAATTATACTGTATTAAATGTGGTATTTTTCAACAAAAAAGATTAAACCATAATGTAGAATATAGGTATTATGGGGATTCGGATAACAAGTCGAGTAATCCCGAAAGAGTGGGAATGCCAACAAATTTCCTATTGCCTGAATCATCATTAGGATCATTGATAGGGTTTAGTTATAGTAATAATACTTGGAATTTCAGAAAAATGAAACAATATAATTCATGGAATGCGATGCCTTATAAGGAAAGAAGTCAATGGAAAGTATATTCGCAAATAGCAACATTATGTAAAAAGGGTGGATTACCAAGTATAATTATAGAAGAATCTAAAACATATTATAAGACAATAAGTGAAACTAGTATATCTAGAGGATCTAATAGACAAGGTATTATAGCAGCATGTGTGTTTCAAGCTTGTAAAAAAATAAAAGTTCCTAGATCAGCAAAAGAAATAGCAGGAATATTTAAAATTGAAATGCAGGATATGACACATGGGATTAAGAGATTTAAAGAAATATGGAGAATAAGCAATAGTCATAAATTAAAAATAAGAACATCTAACCCCCTAGACTATATTGATAGATTTTGTTCAAATTTAACAGTCCCTGCTGATATTAAACATATTTCGGAGTTTATTGCAGTGAAAGCTAAAACAAGTATAAGTAATTTAGTAGAAGATAATACATCACCTTCAATAGCCGCTGGATCAATATATTTAGCATGTTCCCTATGTAATCAAAATATTACTAAAAGACAAGTATCTATAGCATGTAAAATATCAGAAGTTACTATAGCTAAGTGTTATAAAAAATTATATCAAAACAGAGATAAAGTTTTTCCCAAATCAGCATGCTTAAAATATAATGTAACATTGTGATTATATTTATAATGAAAAAATATTATGATGAATGAATAAATATTATGATGAATGAATATCTTGATAATATTTTTTTAATGATTTTAAAAAATTTATCTGAGGGGTAAAACATATTAATCTTTTTGATTTTATAGCTTGTATAGAATCCTTTAGTGACATATTACAATATTTAATTAAATAAGCAGCTATTATACAAGCTGATCGTTGTTTACCTGCGAAACAATGTACTAAAACTCCATTATTTAATAATAAATTTTTATTAATTAAATTACTCGAATTATTTAAATATGTATACATTTTATCAATTTCTGAATCTTCTAAATTATCATTTATAGATATTCTAATGTTAGTAGTGTAATTTGAAAAAAAAGGGATGTCCTTAGAACAATTAATTACAATTTGAATATTATATTTTTCAAAAAAATTATTATTTTGTGCGCTCTTTATATTTCCTAACCAAAGATTAGGTATAATTTCACAACAAGACATTAATATTAATTAAGATAATTTTATAGTAAATTATACAATTAATTATATTAACATATATTATATATTATATATATAATGATTAACGACAATTTGAATCTATACGATAATCATCATAATTTATACACAATAGATGATATAAAGATGCTCGAAAATTTTAATAATTTAAGTTCTATGCCAATTATTCAACTTAGTAATGAAAACTTTAAAAATGGGACATTTAGAATTATAAAATCTGGAATTTATAAATTAACAGAAAATATAATTTTTTCACCAAATAGTAACATATATACTTCATTAAATTGTCACGATTTATTGAATGTTCTTGATAACTTTCATCCAACTGAGTCACAAAAAAGTGACTATCCAACACCACCCTATCAGTTTGGTTTTTTTGCGGCAATCACTATTGAATGCGATAATGTAATTTTAGATTTAAATGGATTCAGTATAGAACAATCTATGTTACATTATATTCATCAACGTTTTTTTTCATGTATTGAGTTAAATAAATCACCTTTTATAAAAAAACAGGGCCCATCTGATTTTGGAGATGCTAAAGGGATAAATGGAGATTTTCCAAATAATATATATATTAAAAATGGAATTTTAGGTAGATCTTCGCATCATGGTATACATGGTAACGGTAATAAAAACGTCTTAATAGAGAATTTAATTATTAAAGATTTTGAAGTATGTGGAATTGCTATTAATGGTGGAGAAAATATTATATGCAGATTTATAGATTTACCAAATTCTCTACAAAATGTTCCTATAAATTTTTTATATTCAAATTCATTATATACTCGTAGATTTTTATATCAATTATGGGATCATGATCCAGAGGCATTTATAAATATAAATGGTGAAGAAAAAATATTTGTTAAGGAGGTTATTTGCCAACTTCAATCAGAAATGATTGAAAATGTTTATATTCCTTTATTAGAAAATCGAGAAATTAAATCTGAATTATTCAAAAATAAGAGCGATTTACCAGAAGGTAATATATATGCCTTGGTTTTTAATGGGTTAGGTGTTGTTGTTAATGATTTTATAGTTGATAATACAGGAGTCTTGGGTAATAAAAATATAATCATACATGATATCAACATAAAAAATATAGATTCATTTCCCAGAGAAATATTAGGACTAACTGACATCGATGGTCTACATAAAGGTACAGTGGGAAATATTATGCCCTATTTAATAGTAACAGATATTGATAATGGGTATATATATAAATCTAATCCAGTAACTAACGCAACTGTTATCCTATCAAAATATAAGCAGATTGATAGCTCATTTAATATAAGATCTAAGAGTCTTAATATTCCATTATATATGATAAATGAATGGTTTGAAAAGAAAACAGATATAAACTTAGTAATTAAAAACAATAATTTAAAATACGTAAATTTACGAGATCAAATGGCTCATTATATGAAGGGAAATATAATGGTATTTATATCAGGTGCTAATAATACAAAGGTTAAAAATATAAATTTAAATAATATTAAAAATTCTGGATTAGAATGTGATTGTCAAGAAGATAGAATTCAAAATTATAAATATATTTTTGATAACAAGGAATATCCAAACTTTAATTTATATTATGCTGACTATAAGGGAGATGATATAGTGGCTATTTTAATAGCTGGTTCAAAAAATGTAGAGTGTAGTAATATAGAATGTAATAATATTAATACTGACAATGGATTATGTGTAGGTATTAAAATAGTAGGAAAATGCGAAGAAATTAATAATAATAATATTAATATTAAGGAACATGATAAGAATGAGATAGTAAATAAAAATATTGGATTTAAAATAGGAGTAAATAAACTTTCTAAAATGGTATTATATGGTTTTAAAAATTTAAAAGACACCTATAATGGAGAAGATTATGTTAATAATATGATTCACAAAAAAACATATTTATTAAATAATACGGAGTTAAATTAGTATTAAATTTAAAAATAGGGTTTAAAGAAACATATTTTTATATTTATATATTAAAATGGATAGTTTAAATGTAGATATGATAGTAGAAGTCCCTTATCTCTCTAATGTTAAATACGAGTTTGATAAGGAAATAAATATGATGAGATGTGATAGAATTTTAAACACTTCAATGAGTTATCCTGGTAATTATGGATATATTCCAAATACATTATCGGGAGACGGTGATCCACTTGATATATTATTAATTACTGATTATCAAATATTTCCAGGAACAGTAGTTAAAGCAAAAATTATTGGGGTATTATTAACAGAAGATGAAAAAGGAGAAGATGAAAAAATAATAGCAGTGCCCTGTAAAAAGGTAGATCCAGTCTATTCAGAAATTAGCAATATTTATGATTTGTCTAAAGCGACATTGTCTAAAATAAGACATTTTTTTAATCATTATAAGGATATTGAAAAAAATAAATGGGTAAAAGTAAATGGTTTTAAAAAAGTCGATGAAGCTATAATGGTTTATAAAAAATCTGTAGAAGTTTATAAAAAATCTGTAGAAGTTTATAAAAATTCTCTATCAAAATAAATTTTTTTATTTAGATAAAATAAATTAATCACCTGTTAATTAATTTATCATATCAATAATAATATTATCAATATTATTTGAATTAATACCATTATATAGGTGTTTTTTATCATTTTTATAAAAGATAAATGAGGGATATGAATTAATACCTTCTAAATCTTTTTTCGATAAATTATAAGGTTCATAACAATTAAAATTTATATCATGACGTCTATATTTTTTTACAAAAAAATCACCTATATGTTTAATGTAATTATATAAAATATGTTTATCATCACATATTGCTATTATAGTTAATAAACGTTTATTTTTATTAGATATTCTGATTAATTTTGACATTTTATTAACCATTTAAACTATTTATATATATAATAGTCTATACTATTTTTAAGTATTTAAAATATTAAAATAGAATAATAGAATTTTAATACGTAATACTATAAAATGGAGTAGAAACCTTTTCTGGTGCAAATGAAACTTGCTTAAGTTGTTTTTTAGGAGCGGGAATATATTTAGCATGATATCTAAGTTTATACGGTTTTAGAACAAAAGAACATTTTTTAAAACGACGTATATATTCAGTCATAATATCATCAACATGTGTATAATTCATACAAATAAATTGACATCCTAAATACCAAGGTGTTGCGTAGTTGTAATTTTCTTTAGTCCTATTATTAAAATGTGGTATTATCCTTGTCATATGTTTTTTATTAAAGTTTTTTAATTCATTAGGTTCATGACTTTCTTTAACCTGTAAATAATTTAAATTTCTAAAATTACCATTAGATTTAGCTGATAAATGAACAATTTCATCTAATTTAGTTCCTTTAAAATGATCATCGCATATTATAATTACTTTATCAAATAATTTCTTAATAGGAGTGGTGATTAAATCAACACTATTTTCTGGATTAGGTGAATAACCTTGGAAATTATATTTTCTTGGTAATAGTTTATGACCAAGATGATCTACTATACTTTTATAAATTTTATTAATAGTATTTTTATTACCATTTGTATATAAATTTAAATTAATAAATAACGGGTCATTTCTATTTGCTAATTCACTTGAAAAAGCCACTTTACTGATCATTTTAATACAATCTTCAAATAATATAGGTGTTGTCCATTTCCAATTACCCTTTTCTGTTCCATTTGATATAACTGGTTCAGTGCATAGATCGAAATCTTTGTTATATATATCTAGATCTATATATCTTGCTCCATATCTTAATACTTTTTCAACAGAACGGATATCACCATAATCATAATAATTTGTACATGGTAAATACGATTTATAAGAAGAAGCGATATAATAGTCACATAAAACATAGTCATCTTTACTATTATTATTTTTATTAGATTGAAAAGATTTACATGAGGACAATGGTTGAATTTTTAAGATTTCATCAAATGCGTTCATTTTTTTTAAATATCTTTCAACCCTACAATAAAAATACTTAAAATAAATTATAATTCCACAAATTAAAGCGGTGCTTAGAATTATATATACCCCATAAGTAGATAAAAATTTCATAAGCCTCTCTCTATCTTGAGTAAATCTATTTTTAGCTATTTGATAATATTCAGATTTATTTAATCTTTCTTTTAATTTGTTCATAGTTTCATTAATATCTCCAGATTCAGCCATACTATTAATATAAAAAAATATATTAATTCTAATATTAATAATTATTTATAAAATAAAATTTAATAATTATTTAGATCCTAAAGTATATCCATTCCCCGAAAAAGGCACAAATCCTGTTGTATTATTTTTACTATATGATTTAATTTTTTTGGAAGGAGATATGTTGTTAATAATTGATGTTGAAAATTTATCAATGTTTTTTTTAATAAAATTATCCACATGATTTTCCGGACTATTTGATATATTATCCACATGATTTTCTCTAATAAAGCATAATATAGCAGGTATATTATTAACACCATATTTATCAGATACACCGCAATTTTGATCAATATCTATTTTATAAAATTTAGCTTGATTTCGATATTGTGAACTTAATTTTTTAAATATTGGACCAAATAATTTACATGGACCACACCAATTAGCTGTAAACATTATAAATATTGGTAGATTTTCATCTGATATGATTCGATTAAACCTTATCATATTTGGGATAAAATTTATAGAGGATTGTGTGGTATCGTTAACTAAATTATTTAGATCTAATTCATTATTAGAATTTATAAAATTATTAACTAAGGGATCATTTTTTACTGGTTTAACCGCTTTAATTTCTTCAAAATCTACTTCAATATCTGTATCAACTGTCGAAACTACATCAAATGGTTTAAGTTCAGTTACAATTAGCTCAATTTCTTCATTTTCTCCTGTTTTTGAATTAATATGATTAATCAATATATTAGTATTTTTTTGTAATACTGGATAATTTCTCTGTATATTATTCTCCAAAAATTTTTTTATATTTTCTATTTCATAAAAGTTTTCTGCTTTAGGTCTAAGTTTAATGAATGAACCTTTTGGGGGGACATAATAAGTTATAGATACATTAGATCCTTGCTGACCAAAAATTTTTTCCATAAGATGATTAGGCATATATATTTTATTTCCAGAAGCTGTAAATTCATGTACTCCTACAAATATATCATAAATTCCAAAAACTGTAATATTGGTAACTTTAAATATCATAGGGGAATCTAATTTATCTAATTTTTTAGAAATTTTTTGTAAAATTTCTGAATTTAATATTACCTTATTTGTATATTCTAGTTCCTTTAAATTAGCATCTGAACTTGGACAAAATATTAATTGTTCTAATGAACATTCAAAATTAAAATTTTCCATATTATTCTATAAAGTATTAAATAAAAAACTTTAAATAAAAGTTTTCAAATTTATTTGTTAAGTAAATAATAGTTTTATACATTTCTATTTATCTAATTCTATTTTTGTTACAGCACCATCTACTCCTATTAACTTATATTTTAGTATATGTTCGTCATTTGATAATATTCCAGAAGAATTACTATTAACAATTACTAAGTTTTTTTTAATTTTATCGTTTCTGATAATTTTTATATTTTTTTGAATTAAACCATTCCAATTATGAAAAATTACATTTTTATTTAAAAATTTATCATAAATATCTCCCTCAGAGTGTGTATATGGATTTTTAATAAAACTATCTAATTCTGGCAAGGTATGTTCGTCAAACTTTCCTGGTATATTTACTTCTGTAATATTAATGGTATTTTCTGGGCTAAATTTCCAATAATTCATCCATTGGTAATTCTTTATTCGTAACACATATGAAACAGATATTATATGTTCGTTGGTACCAATAATAATTTTATTTATAATAAAGTTTATAAATAATCCACTATAACTAACAAATCTTATAGATATTTTTACTGAAGAACTATTTATTATATTTGAAATAGCATGTATTGTTCTTAATTTTTTATCTCGAAATTGGATTTTTTTCATATATTTTGACATACTCTGACATCTACCCGATATACTATCGAGTTTTTTTTTTGTAAATGGGAATTCTAGATTAACCCGACCTGATAAGAATAGATATTTGAGTAGATAATGACATACGCAGTCGGAAACTCTTCTTATAGGAGATGTAAAATGACAGTATTCCTCTGATCCAACTAGGTCATGACTTAGTACTTTTGATTGATAATCTGCGGAGATACCATTTTCAATTATTTTGTTCATTAAATCTTTACCTGAAATATCTTTATCAAGTGTGTCTAACCATTCTTTACTTTCGCATGTTCGATATATGCCTAGTCCATTTAAATGGTAAGTTAAATATTTACCAACAATAGAATTTGAGAAAATAGCAAATTCTGATATCATTTCTTTTATCGATTTTTTAAAATGCGTATCCTTCACAAAAAGTGGCTGATTGTCTACATATTTAATATTAGATTTTAATTGATTATTAATTTTTTTTCCTAAAGTATCCCTACTTTTTTTTAAAGAGTGTGATATTCGCAATCCTGTACTGAGAATACTCCCATCTTCCGTATGATTAGTAACCATATTTGATGCTTCAGTATATGTTAAATTATGAAAAGAAGGAACAAAAATTTTGGTAAAACAAATTCTTACATTATTAATAGGTTCGGCAGTTTCAGGAGAAATTTCAGTAATAACGCTGATAGCATTTTTATAAGCACCATAATGATTATCCATTAAGCTTGATTTATCTACAATATTTTTAGGCATTAAATGTATTGGTGAATTATTTGATGGATACCTGGTCACCGTTCTATCCAGTATATTATTCCAAAGTGGTGAATTTAGATGGATATGATGAGTGGGATCAGCAATGTGGATTGCCAAATACAATTTTGTATCTTCATTATAGATACTAAAAGCATCATCTGCGTCTGTACAACCATCTGGATCTATAGAATATGATTTAATATGCACTAAGTTGAGTCTATCTTTTATAGCGTATTGATGGTCACTTTCATTAGAATTAGTAAACTCATCGTCTTGGTTTAAATTTCGCTGATTACCATATTTAGGTAAAATATTTTCTTCGTAATACTCATTGAAATTCATGTTAAAATTTTTTTGTTTCAATTTTTATAAATTAAACAAATAAAATTCAAATTTTTTTACTAATTACTTTTAACATTTTAGATGCTTTAGTTCTTGGATAAAAATTAGTCCCATATAAATTATTTATACAATGATATATATCTATTAATCCAGAAAGTTTAGTTATTATATTAGGTTTATTTAATTCAATAGCCATACGTAATAACTTTTCAGAATCATTAAATATAATATGATCTAACATATCTGTTTTATCTTCTACATTTATCTTATCATCTTTATTAATAATATAATATAAATCAAAAAACATAAAGTTATCTGGATTTTCTTCAATATTATATAAATCATTAATAGTTATTTTTATTTTCTTCCATCTTTTAATATGTGTTAAAAGTATTTGATGGTGATATAACTCAATATTATTTTCCATACATATAGTTATGTGTTTAATTATTGATTTTTGAACAGTTTCCAAAATATAATTAAATTTATTATTTTTTTGATAACTATTTAATATATCAGATGTTTTCTGTAAATTTAACTGAAATTTAAATGACTTATCTAAATTTGAATTTTTCAAACTATTTGATACTGCTATTTTCCAACCATACCAAAATAATTCAATTTCTTTGTCTGGAAGATTTTTTTTTTTAACATATTGTTCTAATTCATTCAATTTTTCCATTTATTATAATATATATAGTACTATAAGTCTTAAGTGAAATAAAAATAAAAATAGTTTATATTTATTTCATTTTTTTAGTCTACCTCTTCTACAGTAGGTCCACTATCTGTTTCCATTGGGGGAGGTTTAAAAGGCATTCCACCAGGCATTCCACCCATTCCACTTAGATCAGGCATATTTTCAGTCATTCCAGGAACTGGTGCTCCAGGGGGAGGATTTTTAGATGCTTCCTTATATAGGTCTGTCATAATTGGACTTATAATAAGTTGAGCCTCTTGCTCTCTTTTTTCAACTTCTTCTGATTTAGCATTTTGGTTATCATCTAACCAAGATAATACACTTTTAACTTCTTCTTCGAGTTTAGTTACACTTTCTTCTGGCATTCTTTTTTTCACTTCTTCGGTTTCATATGTTTGTTTAGTTTGATAAGCATAATTTTCAAGTTTATTTCTGGCTTCAATTGTTTTTTTCACTTCTTCATCTTCAGCTTTAAATTTCTCTGCCTCTTCTACCATTTTTTCTATATCTTCTTTTGATAGTCTTCCTTTATCATTTGTAATAGTAATCTTTTCACTTCTACCGGTGCTTTTATCCGCCGCGGACACATTTAAAATACCATTTGCATCAATATCGAAAGTTACTTCGATTTGCGGAACTCCTCTTGGAGCAGGAGGGATTCCCGATAGATCAAATTTACCTAAACTATTATTATCTTTAGTCATTGCTCGTTCTCCTTCAAATACCTGAATTAATACACCAGGCTGATTGTCAGCATATGTTGAAAATGTTTCTGTTTTTTTTGTAGGAACCGTAGTATTTCTTGGAATTAATTTAGTCATAACTCCACCAGCGGTTTCTAATCCAAGAGATAATGGCGTTACATCTAGTAGAAGCAAATCAGATATTGAACTATCACTTACACCAGATAATACTGCTGCCTGGACAGCCGCACCATAAGCAACTGCTTCGTCTGGATTAATTCCTTGACATAGTTCCTTTCCATTAAAATATTTACTTATCAATTCCTGAACTTTAGGAATTCTTGTTGAACCACCTACTAACACTACTTCATCTACTGAATCCTTTGACATTTTAGCATCTCTTAATACTCTTTCTACTGGTTTAAGACAATTTTGAAATTGTGAATTACAGAGCATTTCAAATCTTGCTCTAGATAAAGTAGAATGGAAGTCTATACCATTATATAATGAATCTAATTCTATCATAGCATTTGTAGTTGAGGATAAAGTTCTCTTTGCGCGTTCACATGCGGTTTTTAACCTTCTTATTGATCTTGGATTACTTGAAATATCTGCCTTATGTTTTTTTTTAAATTCAGCTATAAAATGTTCAACCAATAAATTATCAAAATCTTCACCACCTAAATGCGTATCTCCAGCTGTTGCTTTTACTTCAAAAATACCTTCATCTAAAGTAAGAAGAGATACATCAAAAGTTCCACCACCTAAATCAAAAATTAGAATATTTTGTTCTCCCTTTTTCTTCTTATCTAATCCATAAGCAAGAGCTGCCGCGGTTGGTTCGTTAATAATTCTCAATACATTGAGTCCAGCAATAGACCCAGCATCTTTAGTTGCTTGTCTTTGAGCATCATTAAAGTAAGCAGGGACAGTAACTACCGCATCTGTAACTTTTTGACCTAAATAATTTTCAGCAGTTTCTTTCATACGAGATAAAACCATCGCTGATATTTCCTCAGGTTGAAATGTTTTATTCTCATTTCCCTTTTTGACATGAAAAATTGGTTTATCGTTGGAGTCACCTTTTACATCAAATTGAAGTAATTTAATATCTCTTTGAACAGATTCATCTGAATACTTACGACCTATAAATCTTTTAGCATCGCAAATTGTATTAGTCGGATTATTATTTACTTGATTCTTTGCAGCTGTTCCTATTAATCTATCACCAGATTCAGTGAAAGCTACATATGATGGAGTAGTTCTATCTCCTTGAGAATTAGCTATAATTTCTACTCCACCATTTTTAAAAACTCCTACGCAACTATAAGTTGTTCCTAAATCAATACCAATTGCTGTTGAATTACTCTTTGTTTCTGACATATATGTATATTTATATTAATAATTTTTAAGTAAATATAAATATATAATATATTATTTGACTTATTTAAAGTTAATAATTTAAAACACAAATTCAGAAGGAGTATCTATTTTACTTTGTGCATTTTTAATATCATCTTTTACATTATCCCTTTTTTCTTTATTATTTTTCCCTGATAACTCGCTATCTATTTTACTTTTACTTTTATTAATTCCAGAAGTAGCTTCTCTCATTATTGGACTACTGCTTGCCTGTGATGAAAAAGATGGCATTTTGGGTGGTTTTCTAACACCAGGATCATTTTGGATTTGTTGTAATAATTTAGTTCTTTCTCTATCATTTTTGGCATTAATAACTGTTCTTTTATTTTCTAATGCATTTGCTCTTCTTTCTCTATTTTTACGATCAATATCCGCAATTTTGTTATCTTTTTCAATCATTCTTTTAATATTTTGAGCTCTCTTTTCACCCTCTGCGTTCATTTCGGATTTTTGCTTTTCTCGATGTTTTCTGTATATTTTATATTCTAATTCATCTATTTTATCTTCTAAAAATCTTAAACTTGAATATATTTTATCACGATTACATGTAGGTCTAAAAGGCTTAGAACAAATATTATCTTTTACACGCTCTGCTTTAAATTTCTCAAAAAGAGGAGTATTGGTAGAAAATCTTTCAGATTTAGCAACAACTAAATAAGAATATACTTTAAATATAATTGTGATAATTGATAAAATTATAACTAATTTATAAATAGTAGTATTAAACATCTAATATAAATTAATATATAAATTTTGTTATTTTAATTATTTAAAAGTTGAAATATATTATTTATTAATGATATTAGAATCAATATATTGCGTTTTTGCTTGTATATTTTCACTTTATTTATGTGATAAATATATTATTTATAATGAACCAAGTAAAATAAGGTGGTTTTTATTACATTTTATAGCTAATTTATTTGTTACTATTGTATCCTTTAATGGATTTATATTATGTGTCAAAGATCCAGTAAACTGTATGAATTCTAAAAAATTCCCTAATTCTGATTTTTTATTTTCTCCTGCTTCTCTTTGGCCAATATCAATGATTAATTCTATACATATTTATCATATGTTATTTTATAAATTAGATAGTAATGATATTTTTCATCATCTATTATTTATACCAACTGTAGGATTTCTAGGACAATTTTATTCATGGGGACCCATACGTTCATTTTTAGCAATGTTTATAAGCGGTTTTCCGGGTGGTAAAGATTATTTTTCACTTTATTTATATAAAAAAAATTATATTAGTAAACTATCTCAAAAAAAATATAGTTTTTTATTAAATATTTTTATTAGAGCACCCTTTATTTGTTTTAATTTTTTTTTACATTATTTGGGTTTTATATATGGAATAACTCATATACATCCCTTAATTAACTTTTTTGTAGCAGGATTAGGAATTTTCAACGCAATGTATTACCTTAAAAGTTCTACTGAAAGTTATATTAATCATAAAAATATTTCAAATTAGTATAATTAAAACAAGAGTCGTTTAATCATAATCATCATAACTTCCTTCTTTACATATTCTATTAATTGCTGCGACTATTCCTATTGTAATAAAAAAAAATAAAAAAAATTCTAACATATATACAAATATATTATCAGCTTTAAATAAATTTTAAAAATTTCTATTAACTTAAATTTGATTGTTAATAAGAATTATATATAATCTGTATATATTTAATGGTTTGGGGTTATCATTTAATAGCAAATTTACGAAAATGTCAAGGTAATAAATCAATATTTTCTGGTAAGCATAATTTAAAATATGCCAGAAAAGATTTAAATAAAATTATTGATAATATAGTTGATGTCATTGATGCTAATAAATATGGTCCATTGGTTATAGAACATTTTGGCGAAGATCAAAAAATTTCAGGAATATCCATGTATCAACTTATTGAAACAAGTAATATTAATGCTCATATGGTTGACTTTAATAAAAATATTTATTTAGATGTATTTTCATGTAAAAAATATAATCCGAAAGATGTTGAACGAATTTTAATTAAAGAATTTAAACCCATGGAATATGATTTTAAATTTTTGGAAAGAATTTAACTTTGTAATGTATCATTCTTTAAATATTTATTAACAATTTTACATAACATAAGGTGAAAGATAAAATACTTTGTAAATAAAACCATATTTAAAGACATATTATATATTAAAAAATTAAATACATACTTCTTAAAGTATAATATGCCGAAAATTTATCCAGAAAAAACTTACGTAGTTGTTTATTCAAAAAAAAACGAAGATAGAAAAATAGAAAAATATGTAAATACAGAAGTAAATATTATTACAGAAGTAAATAATATTGAAGATGTAGAGATGGATAGTGGTAGAGATAGTGATAGTGATAGAGATAGTGATTTTAAAGATATGATTTTGTATGCGAAAGGTAAAATTAAATTTATATCCTATTTATACGATGTGAGTATTGATAATATTCCCTGGGGAGCTATTTTATCTCTAATTATAACTTCAATAGCAAGTTCAATTATATTATCTAACTTGTATCAGTGTCAACAAACTGTAGAAAAATATTTTAGTATGTCAACCTTTTCTAATTATTTAGCAAGTTGTTTAATTGGAATTATTTTACTACAGGTAGCAGTTCTTTTACATGGAATAAGCGTGTGTATTTTAGAAAGTGCTCGAGAATGTTGTAAAATTAAGGAAACAGGATGTAGGTGTAATAAATATTCAAAAAGATGTCTAACAAGATGGTTATGTTGTCAAAAAATTACCAGAATTGGATGTCAATCTTTTTGGGGAATTTTTGGTACAATTTCATTATTAATAACATACTTTTTTTCATTACTTATAATGTGTATTTCTGTAATAAGCACACTGACTTCATATTTATTTACCCAAAGTTGTAATTCATTTTCTAATATTATTAAAAATTTAATTGATAATGGATATCAATACATTGCGGAGGCGAGAATATATTTAAAACAGGGAGACAATATTACTCTCAATTTTCTCGCTAAATATCATGAATTTGTCAATATCCAAGATACTTTTACTAATAGTGCTATGGGAGAATTAAACCAGGTAGCTTCTCCTACATTTATAGACAAACCAAATTCAAAAATAGTATGGAGTGAAGATATAAGTTTGGGTAGAAAATTAAGTGATACTGTTTTTAATCCAGAATTAGAAATAGCTAAAGGTAGATCATTTATAGCTGTTTTAAATCAAACGATAATAGAGACAGAGAAACAATTATTCTATTATGAAAAATCTTTTTTAAAAGCTAAGGAGGTTTGTTACGATTATTCATCTATGTATGGTAATTTTTATTACATAATGATAGGTTGTTTAATGATAGCTTTTTCTCAACTAATAATATTTTCTGTTCATAATAAATATTTTACAATATGGAATTATGAAGTTAAACTAATAAAAAATAGAATTTATAAATAACCTTTATAGATTTATTAAGAGTTTTCACGATCCATAGTATAAATTAGAGATTACCATATATGGATTTATTAAGAGTTTTCACGATCCATAGTATAAATTAGAGATTACCCTATATGGAATTTATTAAGAGTTTTCACGATCCATAGTATAAATTAGAGATTACCATATATGGATTTATTAAGAGTTTTCACGATCCATAGTATAAATTAGAGATTACCATATATGAAAATTAAATTTCCGTAGTAACTATTCTTTCTATCCATATAGTATATAATGCCAAGACTTACAAAACAACAATTAGCCGCTAACCTCGCCCCATGGAGAACACATCTATCCAATTTCAGAGCTTCCAACCCAGGAATGTCTCTTAAAGAATCTATGCAAGCCGCATCAGCTACTTACTCTTCTCCTGCCAAAGCAGCCAGAGAAGCCGCTGCCGCTAACAGAAAAACATACCCAGGTGCTGTTGGACAAAAAAGAGGTGTTTCTCTTGCCGAAGCCAGAAAACTTTTCAGACAATATTACTCTGGTAAATCTGTTAGAGGTATGAGAACCGACTTAACCAGAGCCAGAAAAGCTGGACGTGTTCTTACCCCATGTAAAACCAAAAAGAACAAAAAAGGTAACACTGTCTGTTCACCAAGAGCTAAAGGTGACCGATCATACTTATACAGACGTTCTAATGGACCTAAATACTACGACATGAAAGGCTTAGATGAAGGCACTAAGGGATCTTCTCGTAGAAAAGTAAGAAAAGATGCCGGGAAAAAAAGAGGTAAAAGATCAGCTAAGAAAATGTCAGGCGGTTACTACTGGTAAATAATTATACAATAACTAATTTATTAATTTTTGAATAATTATATATTTAATTTATTGTTGAATTAACTTATGAATTAAATTTGAATTAATAGCCCTGCGGCAAAATTTTTTTCTCCGCATATATTATAAAAATATGCCAAGACTTACAAAACAACAATTAGCCGCTAACCTCGCCCCATGGAGATCACATCTCGCCGCATTCAGAGCTTCCAACCCAGGAATGTCTCTTAAAGAATCTATGCAAGCCGCATCAGCAACTTACTCTTCCCCTGCCAAAGCAGCCAGAGAAGCCGATGCCGCTAACAGAAAAACTTACCCAGGTGCCGTCGGTCAAAAAAGAGGGGTTTCTCTTTCCGAAGCCAGAAAACTTTTCAGACAATACTACTCCGGTAAATCTGTTAGAGGTATGAGAACCGACTTAACCAGAGCCAGAAAAGCTGGACGTGTTCTTACCCCATGTAAAACCAAAAAGAACA